CGTTAGCGATGCCCTGTGCGCTCTGGCGAGCGTTCCACAAGTCGACGGCAATCATTAACGCTGCCTCGCGGATTTGTGGAATATCGTCGTAATAAGTCTCTTGGCCCTCAAGGATGCAATTACCGTCCGGCTTATTGACTCGGTAGGTCACGTCTGCATGGGTAATCGTTGCTTGAAATTGATTTGAAAAAACTCTTGTAATCGTGTGGGTTCCGTTAAACGGTGCGCCGACTCGATCGATTGTTACTTGCTGGCCGACGCTGTATTCGTGAGCTGTACGCGTATAAAACCGAGCCAAGTTATTGGTTATATCAACGCCAATAATTGATGCGTTATGAAAATTTAGGAATGATTTTAAGACTAACTCAGCGGACTCCATGACGCCCTCAAGGGTTTCGTCTGGATAAATGTCGCCTACACCGAGGACGGCTTTGAAATCCTCTAGATCAATGAGTGACATTTTATTCCTTTCGAGTTGGGGTGTGATGGGGGCCGATCAGGACCAAACGGCCCCCATCACGCGGGGTCAACTAGCTAACGGTAATTGCGCGAATAGCTGTTGGGTACTTGTTGGCTAGTGCAACGAAACCATATACCGCAATTTCAACGGTCATGGTGTCAATTACGTTAACGCGAACCTGAGCGGTTCCGCTTTCGTAAAACGCCGCATATGCACTTGGGTAGGCAAGGATATTCGTTGCGCCAATGTTGTAATCGACCACTAGATCAAGACCCATGACGTTGCCGCGGGACATGATGTTAGTTCCAGCGGCGTTAGTTGTTGGACCAACGGCGTTGAATAGTGGACGATCTGCATCATCAACGGCAGACAATAGTCCGGCGTATTGAGTCGCGCCAACCAATAGACGGTTAGGGTTAAAACGCATAACGGCGGCCGAATCTGCTACGGCGTCGGCGATTGCTGCGACGTAACCTGTTCCACCTGATGCGCCACAACCTACTACGCCCTCGGTAAATGCGTAAAGATCGGTTTGCTGGGCGTATGATGCCGCAAGTCCGCGCAAGAGCTCGTCAAGGTATGACGGGTCAGAGCGTTCCAAAAGCTCGATCGATACGCGCTGTTGGCCTGCAAACTTAACTACATCAACTACAAGATCATCGATCTCGGTCATTGTGTCGGATGGTGTTGCCAATTCGTCGGTCTCTGCGACGGTTGGTAGTACCTGCCAACGTGGAATTCGAAAACTCATGCCAGCCGCAGGAAGCGCACGTCTTTCGATCGAGTCAATGAATGGGCGGGATGAATCGACTACGCCGATAACCTCGCGCAAGTACGGGACAGGAATTAGTCCGGCGTTGTCGGTTGTTGTTGCTTCACCGGCGGCGGTAACAAAGTCAATCGCTTCGCGGTTTCCGCGCTGTGCGGATAGCATTTTGTGAGCGTACTGTCCAGCGGTTAATGCTGGCAATTCGCGGGGTTGGGTAAAGATTGGTGAACCGAATGTCGAGGCTTCGATCTTTGATGCCTCAACTTCGGCAACTTCCTCGATTACCTCGATTGGTTGTTCAGTCATTTCGATCTCCTCGATCGTTTCGGTTTCATCGTCGGCGGATGCCGCGACTTGTGTTACCTTGGCACTGGCAAAAGCCGGGGATGTGACAAGGGAGACTTCAACGAGCTCGGCAGACGTGACGACAATGTTTCCGTCTTTGACTGTGTGCTCGATTATGTTTGCACCTACGGAAATGCCGTCGCGTAGGCCGTCGGCGGCTTCCACTAATACATCGGATCCCGCGGTGGTTTGTGAGATTTTCATTTCGCCCATAATGCCAGACGGGTTCGCGCTAGTGCTTACTAACTTGCCAACCGGACGGCGTCCATCATGTTCGAGTAAAACTTTTACATTGTCGCCAATGTGCAGGGACCCGGCTTCAAAAATAACGGGACCTAAACTTGTTGATCCGACCTGACCAAACGGAACGATCTGGCCAAAAATGGTCCGAGTCTTAGCGTCGGCGGCTGTAATAGATGTGCTGAAATCTAGTCTCATGCTATTGGGGTCACTTCCGTTTGTGATGGCGGCGTTGTGCCGTTGTCGTTTGAGTCTTGAGTTCCCGCTGGCGAAATGTCAACAAACTCGCGAGCTTCATCGCGGGTAATAATGCCAGAGTCGTAAAGTTTGATCGACATCTCGACACGTTCGGCGGCGTTGCCTCGTAGGAAATCATCAAGATCAAATCGGACAATTTGATTTCGAGGTGTAACGTCGTCCATCGATAGACGATCCTCTATAACCGTCAAATAATTTCGCAGACCAAAATCCACAAGGCTACGACGTTCGGATACCACGTTCGAGTATGTCGCCGATGAGCTTTCAGCGTTCAAGTACCATGCAGGGATGCCCATAAGTCGAGCGATCTCACTTGATAAGTGTTGACGAGCTTCCACAAGCTGCATTTGAGCTGAATCCATGCCGACTACTTCAAGCTTAATCGGTCCCTCAATGTATGCCGTTGAGCGTTCACGCCTTGCGCGGCGGAATGTGTCCATTACTGCCGAAACCTGATCGGACGGTAGGTTCATGCCCTCATTCATCAAAACCATTTGAGGAACCGGCTCGGATGCCATGTTGTATGCGGCCTGCTCTAATGCAATTGCACTGGAGATAGTCATGCCGCCCCGAGCTAACACGCCCTCATCGATCGCATTGAAAACTATAAGACTGTTTAAGCCCGAGGACGGCACGTTTTTGGAGTCGACCTGATAACCGGTGATAAGTGTGCCAGATGAGTCGATTGTGGCTTGAACGCGGCGTGGATCAATACGACGAGCGCGGAATGGTCGTCCATCCTCTGGCGATACGTCTAGGACTTGTAAATACCCACGACCGTAAAAGATCAAATCGTCCACTAGCCATGTGATCGTGTTGACACGCGGTAAAGCTGGATCAGGCTGGACGATTAAGGTGCGATTAGTAATCCTTGCGCCAGTTAGCTTGTTATAGGACTCCATCGGAATAGTACCGATTGAGCCGGATAAGATGTTGCGGCTTCGGGCAATAGCCGGGACCGTCATAGCCTGCTCACGCGTTACATAACGCAGATTTGGCAACTGGCCCGGGAATGAAAACAAGTTTTCGAGTTCGCGGGTGAAACCTGCCGACGAGGTTACTTGTAGTTCACGCGCCGCAGGTTCCGGGTTGATTAAACGTGTTGCGTTAAAAAATCCCACAACCTTATTGCAACAAGTAAATCGCTAGAGTGCAAATAATGATACGAAGTGTTGCGAGTCGTTACATAAAAATACCGGTAGGGCCAAGATCCCACCGGTATCGATTTTATTTTACCCAACATGGGAGACAATTTGTGTCCGAGGTGCTTCCGCGTGTCCAACTGCTAGGACCAATGCGACGGCAGCTGAGATTGGACTCTGACTAGCTCGACGAGCAATCCGCCAACCACCATCGGAAGCCGGACGCCTTGCACAAGCGATCAAGTGGTCTCGAAGTTCGGATTGACCTGCATGGATTAGACGTTCAGAGTTCATCGCGGATGCAGTCACGTCGCATAGTGTGGCGAAATAGGCTGATCCCCAACCGTTTTCCTGCATACGAATACCGGCCTTTTGTAAATGAGGTGCAACGAACCCTGCCGTCGCTGGATCGTAGGCAATCTGTCGAGCTTTGTACTGTCTAGCCAAAACTGCAATCTCCGAGGCTAATTCACGCTCGCCGATAGCGTTGTCTTTGACCCAACGATGTAGGAATACGCGTAATCCGTCTGGATGCTCTTGAGCTGATACAAGATAAGCCTCGGTTCGGTTAAATGTAAGGTCTAGGCCCATCCAAGTAGGCAAGGTTGGGTCCATTACAAGGGTAGTGTCCAAACCGTTATCAAACGCCTCGACGTTGAACGGACTGTCCAAAGCCGCCCGCCATCTGCACAAACTTTCGGTTTCGAATACATCCGGCGAGTTGCGATTAAATGAATCCTCTAAATCTTGCTCATTGATTAAGTGACCAAGAGACGGATTAGCCTGACGCCAACCCTTTCGATCCGAAATTTTTAGATCAGGATGCGCCGACCATTCCCAATAACCAAATCTTTCGGAATTAGCAGACATGGCACTATCCCGAAGCGTGTTAAGTACCACCGAAGTATCATCACCAGCATTTGAGCTAGTCCAGAGCTGGGAGTTTTTGCGAGCTCTTAGTGTTGGCTCGGCTGCCGCCCAAGTTGCCGGGCTGATCTCTCGAAGCTCATCGATGTAAAGCAAATCCAGAGTCTTGCCTCGGGCTGCTCTTGGGGTTGCCGAAATAATGTCCATCCGGCGTACGGTGTTGCAACCCGGCGGGCAAGGATTTGGGTAATGCTCGCACCAGATTTCCAAACGCTCCTCGCCATGTGATCGATTTTCCTTTTTCAATCTGTCTCTGAGGAATGAGTTTGAGTTAATGACGTCAACCATGTTGCCCATTGTCTCTAAGCTCTGTTTACGGTCTTGAGCCATAATGCCAGTGCGTTTAGTGTTAAAGACATACAAGCTCGAAAGTAACAAGGCCCGAACCGTAAACGTTTTGCCGTTTTGTCTGGCGATAATTAGGTTGCAAGTCTTTCGTCTAAATTGCCCTTTGTCGTTTACCATCAACCCTTGATCGAGGACGTACTTTTGCCAATCAAGTAGTGGCTCGTTTGCCATCTCCATCATCTGACTTGCTAGGGGTCCGAGGCTTGGCCCGCTTAGGGGCATCGTCTCCACCCGGGGCTTTGACAATCCGTAGGTAGGCTTCGGAGAGTGAGTTGACATCGGTATCCTTAACGGCTGTCGTAGGTTGATCGGATCGGGATTTTGGCGTCATGTGTAAAGATTCCATGATTGTGTGGAGTCTGGATAGTAATGGAGCCAAGTCTTTAGTCTCACCGGCATCCAGTAACGAGTCGCATAAACGAGCTACACGCAAGAGAGTAGCGACTGCGCCGTTATCTGCTGGTTTCAAATATTCGCCGTTATTAACTAAAGCGATTCGGCAATTATCCTCAATAGTTGGAAACCTTTCGGAAGTATCAGGCATTAGGCGGACCAATTCGGATCAAAGGGGAGAGATTGTCGCCTGCGGGCGGGTGTGGAAATGACCCCCCAAAAAAACGCACTTGTGGTCCATGCTGTACCTTGCCCGGCTTTGACTTGGTTCCCTTGCTTCGATTGCACCTAACACAAGCTGCCGTAAGGTTTGCTTCATCATCAGTGCCACCATGCTTGACTGGTGTGATGTGATCTACCTCAGTGGCATCGGCTCCACAGTACGCGCATATGAATAGGTCACGGGCAAGGATGACTTGTCTTATACGCTTCCAGTCTGCGTTATTAGTACGACTCATGATGCTCCTTGTTACTACATGAACTGCACTCTTGCTCAAGCCTGATTGCTAATGCTCGAGACTTATCACGCTGCTCTACTGCATCCCAACATACCTTGGAGAGTGCTAAGTTTTGCTGCTCCCATTTATCTATTGATGCCTCTTGTTGCTTGACTAACTTAGTAAGCCTTGAGATTAGATCAACACTCGTAATGGTTGTCTCGGTTAGTTCGTCTATTAGTCCATCTCTAAGTGCTATCTCTATCTGTGATGTAATGTCGTCCATTGTGTTACTCCTGACCTGATTGGCTTGTGGGCAGGGAATGGCCTAAGTAGGACCACTCCTGACCGTCATGGATGCGGTGTCGGTTATGGGGCATTTCTGCCAGTTGCGCCGTATGTCTTAGTCTCTTTGTGGTGCGCCGTTGGGCAACTCGTTTCAACGGTAAGGCTAAGGCTCGTCCCTGATTATGTGCGTAAGGGCTGTGTTCATGGTCTGATCTCCATGACAATAGTTCCGCCTCAAACGCGGGTTTAGCGTGGTGATTAGTACGCCGGTAGATTAGACTCATACCTAGAGCTTGTGAGGCTTGCCATGTTAGCATGGGATCGCGGCACGTCAATAAGTGGGGAAGCTGTTGGCGTGTCGCTTTCATTTTGTCCCCATGTCTAAACGCCAATGGCTAGAGCGATGGCCGCCTTGAGCTGCGATTGGTTCGATGTAAGCCAAGTTATTAAACGGGATGTCTTTTAAGTGAATGAATCTCCATCCCAATCCCTCATACATCATGACCATAATGATCCAGTCTTTGCGACGCTCTAAGACTCCCTCGTAATACTGGACGTTAAGTATTGGGTAATCAGCTGTAATACATTTAACGTCATACTTGACGCCTCTATGCTCGAAATCTGCCGCGCCTACTTCATCATCGCTAATCGCATAAGGGTCTAGGCCCATGACTAGACGGGCTGCAACTTCGGCGGCTGCTCCTCTAGTGTGTTGGATGCGGGCCTTTGTCTTGTTAGTCATGCCCTCGATACCGGTGCGTTGATTGTTTGTAAACCTGCGATCCGCCTCATGCCTGATAATGGTTTCGTATTCGGTGACATCAATTATGGATTTCGGAGCGAGCTGCATCGATATCCTCTTTCCATGTACCGTATGCCGCATCGTTAAGCATTGCTATTAGTTCAGCTCTGACCTTTAAGACCGTCGAGTTTTGAGTAAGGGTAAACCTCATCCAAGCATCGAGACTCATAAGAGCTTGCGTGTACCCAGAGTCAAACGCTCGCTCGCTATTCATCATGACCGCCTCTAGGGATGTCTAAGGCCCAAGGATCAGCCATTGGCATAGTTTTAAGATGATCGATTAACTGTTTAGCCTGATCGATGTTTAGCGTTCCCTTGATGCTCTTGGATGCTTTCCATTCCTCAATAAGGTGGATTTGTCCATTTGCTAATTTAAGGATGAAATCGCTTTGTTTTTTGGTCATTTGCGGAATTGGAAACGGTTGGCCATTCATAGGCTTGGCCGTTATTGGTTCATAGTCCGCAGTATGGTCATCGCCTTGACGTGCCTTGGCAGCTTGTATCTCTTGTTTAGTAGCGATACTCCGTTTGGTCGCAATTCCTAACATGGAGATCGCCCTGCCAGTTGCCGACGTACTACCCACCATTAACTCGCTGCCTTTTGAAAACGGCGTACGTCCCGGCACAAGCTCCCAAGCGTAATCAATACCCGGTCTAGGATCGTCCGGTGTGCGATAGACGGTTGCTTTAACGATTAGATAAGAGCCCGTCGGAGTTTCGACCATGCCCTCGTAATTGGTTTGGATTGAGGCGTCTGGGTATTTGGCAAACAGTTGCGAGATACGTTCAGCGACATCAACATAATCATTGAGTGAATCTGTGTAGCTCATAATGACCATCCATCGCGCTTCATTTGGTCCTCAATAGTGCGGCCCAATAGTTGGCGATCTAAGTCATTGATGTCTCTTTGACGCTCTTGATGTGCTTCCTCAATCTTGACACCTAACACGATGCCGCCGACCATTGAAAGGATCATCAAAAACAAGGTAAATCCGTTGAAATACATTTGGGGGTCCTGTCCCTTAGTAGTTATTTGATCTTTTTTTTGCCCTGTATCTCGGAAGCCTTGTAACGCTTAACGGTTCCGATTTTTACAGGCTGGACGGCCCCGGACTTTTCAAGTCTCCAAAGTGTTTGACGATGGATTTTGAGGTAGGCAAGTACCTCTTTGCTCGATAGTAAGTTTTCGTCCATGTCCGCCATGTTACTCCTTGTTACCGACAAATAGTCAAGTGATCTTATTTTTGTGGCGTGTCGTCGTGCTTTTTGATGTGTTCGTTGACCATCTCTTTGATCTCGTTAATGGTCTTAATTGCATCGGGCAAGGATAATCCGCCATTACCTTCCGGACTGATTGGATAAGTGGCCGCATCGATATAAAGCTTGATCGGCGTTAACACTAACCATTTGATCCCAAGTGCTAGGGCTGTACCAATAGCGATACAAGCTCCGGCTACTTGGCCGACTAAAATAATGTTCATTTCGCCTTATTCGGCGACTTGGTCATTTAATGGCTTGTAATTAGGACTTAGCCCACCCATAAGGCCAGCAACTAAGGCTCCAAGTATGGCTCTATATTCCAAACTAAACTCAGTCGCTTGCCAAGCCGCACAAAATGCGATCAGGGCATAAGTCGTTGCCTTAGATAGTTTCATCGCTCTTGGCCTCTACGGGGCTTACAGATGCCTTTTTCGCAGGTTTTGGGGCATCGTCTGGCTCTGGCTCGCCAGTAATTAACGGCATTGGGTTAATGGCGTCTTTGTCGTAGCGATATGGAGCCTTACGAGCTTCAAGATGTAGGTGCGGGCCTACTGCGTTTCCAGTTGCTCCAGATAGGCCAATCAAGTCGCCCTCTTTAACTACCTTGTCGCGTAATCCCTTGATGTTGATGGATGATAAATGTGCGTAAATTACGCGATTTTTACCGTGAGCGATAATGACCTGTAAGCCATATGCGCCGCCCCATCCGCCGCCGCGACCGGCATAAATAACTTTACCGTCGTCAATAGCTTTGATTTCGGTTCCACGAACTGCGCGGAAGTCAATGCCAGTGTGGCGACCTGCCCGCCAGAGTTTTCCCTTTTGGTCATACTTGCAAGTTACAAACGGTTCATCTACTGGATATCCCATGACTTAACCTTCGCTCGGTGTTGGTGTTGGTGCTGGTTCATCGGTTTCGACTGCGTCACCTACGGCATGACAAAGACTGCACTCGATCGGATTGACTGGATCGATAAAATAGACCGGATTTAGGTTGTTTTCGCAGTCTTTAGTTGGACAAGTGAATATCCAAATCATTACGCGGCCTCATAAATTCCGCTAAGGCGAACGGAGTCACCGGTTGCCCAAAGAGCCGGGACTGGTGACGTTGTGCCGCTAATGGCATTAAAGGTTGCATAAGTGGAACCAGTATTTAGCACACTAACTGCCATCGTACTTCCGCCCGAGCTTCGCACTGCAACCGGATATGCGTTGCTTGCAACAATGACCACGCCTGTCACTGCCTGCATCGCAATACTCGAAGTCGCCGCAACAGGTAACGAAAAGGTCATTCCGCTTCCTTTTGTTGTTGTGGTTCCTACTGTAAAAAATAGGTTCCAGATTATCGTTTTGCCAATTTGAACATATTGAGCACTATATGTGCCATTACCATTAGCCCATCCACCCGAAAGAGTCGGAGCCCATGTAACCCAAGCCAAAAAGGATTTTCCCGCACTGGTATCGATACCGGTGGCGAGTGTTTGAAAATTAGTTGCGCCGTCCTTTACAAGGTCAGTGCTAGATGGATAACTCCATCCGTTATTTGTGGTCGTTGGCATTATAGATCACTCCATTTCGTAGTTGGATTATACCCTGCCCATGTCTGGGTATTTGGTATTTGGTACCAAGTTATATGCGGATAAGTTTCGGATACAGCTGAACAAATCAACTCTATAACGGCTTCATAACGGGTCAAATCCCATCTGTAACCCTCAATAAAGCCCTCAAAATACGTCCCGAACACTGCCGGGAGTGCTGCCGTATAAATTTCGGTGCCGTTTTCAGCTGCGATTAGCGCGTCTCTTGTAGCGTCGCTCACTTGTGGGTTATGTAACGCAATACTCAAAACGTTTGGATATGTACGCGGATAAGCTCTTGAAGCTAGGAAGCTTTGAACCTGACTATCTGCATCCGTCGCGTCATGCAAAACCGTCTGTCGGCTGCCTGCCATTTGCCCGTAGAGGATTACCGAAGTTTCGTCTCGGGCAGTTTTGGTCCCGGAATGATAAACCACTTGAGCATCGTTGACGATTTCCGACCATTGAGCAGCGGTTGACAATCCATCGGTCAACAAATCATCGGCAGTCAAAACGAGAGGCGTTTGACCCGACCTAGATAGCCAATCGGCATAATGTAAATGGCCGTTACCCCCTTCATATAAAACTCCACGACCAGATTGAGCCGTTATGCTTGCTAAGTCATAAGCATTGGTCGCGCCGCTGTTGTATTGGCTTAATTGATAGACACCGGGTTGATCTACATTCGCCGCCAAATTGTTGACTACGTTTTGATTTATACCGTCGTAACTGTCCCAAGTCACGTCATTTGGGACGTTTTGCCATGTCAAAGTGACATCAACTTGATCCCATGAGGTCGCAAAAGCGTCTCGAAGTATGGCAAACATCCGATCGCCGTCCTCTTGCTGCGGGTAGTTTGTCAACCCCACTATCTTTTTATTCAACTGGGCTAATGGTCCAACACCGGTAATGGTGTATTCGGCTATCGATCCAACCTCGCCAAAAGATGCAAGGTTAATTTGTAAATCTGAAATAATCCCTGTAAAAATGGTGGAAGTTCCAGATGTTCCGTTATCGATCTCAACGGTTACGGCGTCCGACAAGTTTACATTTAGAGGCTCATTAGCATCAGTCCATAAAACGATCCGAGCATAACCCGCTTGGGGTTGCTCATAAATATCCTCGCGTCCATTATTAATTTGAATTGATGCGATTGTGTTTTCCGCGTAGACGTTGACTTCGTTAAAAGTGACGACAGGATTGGGCTGGTAGGACGTCACAATGTCGCGCCCGCGAAATTAACGGCTCCCGTTCGGCGGGATGATTGCTGGAACATTTTTTCAAGGCTTCGTCGAGTACCCTCTGGATCAACTGCACCATTAATTGTGATGTTGAATGTTTGTGCTTGTGCCGGCTTGTAGGTTCCGCTTGCTATGGCTGTGATTGTAGTCGGGTCTTTTGGAAGTTTGACAACGCCCCCGGAAATAATAAATCCTGCATCTTTAGCAGCTTGAATAATGCCAGCAACTAGGGCTTTACCTTGTGTAATTCCAGTCTGATAAAATGCGCTTGCCGTTGAATTTCCAATAGTGGTCGCTACCGAGTTGACACTGGCCACAAGTTGATTGACTCGCTTAATATCGTTAAGCCCACCTTGTAAGAGCTCATCGGCAATAGCTCCGCCAACGGTTGGGCCAGCTGCTAAAATCTGATCTACACCGGCTTGAGATAGTCCCAATTTGACCAGTTTTGCGATCTTGCCAGCGAAAGCCTTGGCCGCGTTGGCTTGTTTTGTAAGGCTCGCTATAAAGCTGCCTTTACCTTTACCCTCAAACGCTGATCCAAAATTAAACTCGGATGTAATCGCCGATTTGACTCCAGCTGAATAATCCTTGAAAGCTTGATACGCGTTGGCTAATGCCTCTCTAGCTGCTAACAATCTGTCATTAAACTTGTTGGCGATTGCTTGTGCTTTGTCTGTCGCTTTTGCCAAAATATCAGCAAGTCTCGCTGCCTCTTTTGCTGCGTCATTAGCTGCCTTTTGAGCTGCGGTTTGATCCTCTGTGGCTTTTGTTTGATCTTTTGTCGCACCTGTAACGGCTGATATTCCATCAAACAAACCATCTAAACCGACAAGATCGGGAGTATAATCAACATCTAACAAGCCATTACGACCCTTGGAACGCATAACATCTCGGGCCTCTTGTATTGCGTTAGAGACGCGATTTATTGAGTTTGAAGCGTTAGCGGCGGATTGATTTAACTTGTTAAAAATTACAACGCCACGTCCATAATATTGATACGAGGAATTGACACTTGTTGCGGTGATTTCGTTTTGTTTTTTCAACAAATATAAACCGGTTATCAGGCCGGTTACGGCTACGAGTACGGCGGTGATCGGGTTAGACAATAAAGCAAGGGTCAAGATTCCGATGCTTGTAGCAGCGATCCTTGCTCCCGTTGCCGTTACGGCTTGAGCGATGTTGTAAAGGACTAAAGCTGTCGTCGATCTCTTATATGTAGCCTCTGCTAATGTTTGAGCTGCGGCGGCTGATCCGGTTGCTGCGGCTAAAAATAGAGCACTAGTACGCGCGATTACCATGACAGCCGATAAGGTTTTGGTCAATCCTATTGAAACCTTTACGGCGACATTTAGAGCAATGAAACTTGCTGCCGTAACTGCGGCGGCTGTTCCAACCTTTACTATCTGCTCACTGTTTTTAGCAAAAAAGGTACTTGCAGGTATTAAAGCCCCCAAAATTTGCTGGTAGACAGGTAAAAGACCTTCGCCAAGTTTTGCTCTTGTATTTTCAACTTGAGCCGCCAAAATACGTTGTTGATTAGCTGCGCCGTCTGATGTACGAGCAAAATCGCCTTGCTGTTTTGTGGTTTGCTCTAAGATTAAAGCATTGCGAATCAATACCTTATCTTGATCGCTAAGAGATTGAGTTGTTTTATCAAATCCCAATTCCACTGCTTTGGCTTGAACGGCAGAGTCACTCAACAAAACATTGAATCTGCGTAAAGGCTCCGACTCGCCTCTTAATCCTGCGGCCAATGCTGTAATTGCTTCATCGGTAGTGGTGTTATTAAATGATGCCAAGTCGGCGGCTAAACTAGTCAAATCGATACTAAAGGTATCTAACTCTTTGCCGGTTAATCCTGCGCTTTGTCCTAAAGTTGCAAAATTAGCTGCTGCCTCTAGAGCTGCCACTTGCGACAAACCTAAAGATGTGCTTGCGGTACTGGCCCAATTTTGGATCGCTTTTGCCGAATTTCCAAAAACAACATTAGATTTGCTAATTGACTCATTTAAGTCTGAAGCTGATTGAACACTAGCAAAAGCCGCTGCGCCAATTCCTGCCAAGGCAAATGTGGCTTTTCGAGCCGCTATCTCTGTTTTTTTGCCAAACGCTTGTAACTGGGTTTCAGCCTTTTGTAGACCTTTTGCCAGTCCAGTAGTGTCGGCCTTTAATAAGATTGTTAGCGGACGGCCTATGCCTTTTGTTGCCATTAGTAGTCACGTCCTCTATTCCAGTTGTTGACAAGTGTAGTCGCAGTATCAATCCAAGCTTTGAAAGCCGGTTCGTAATAATCTGCGTCGGCTGTATCAGTCCAGCCCGGACGGATACCCTCTGCCCAAAATTGTGTCCGTCCCGAACGAGATCGATATTGACCCTGAATAGTGCCAAATCGAATCATGTTAGTAGTCGCACCGCCGGAATAAACGCCACGTCCCGTATTTGCTCTTGGGTTTGTAACTGTACCTCTCGAGCTGTATTTGTTTGAGTTACCAATCCTTACGGATGGCACACGATCTTGTTTGGTCCTGATTGAACTATTTAGATTTTTGGCATAACCCGGAGCATGACTGCTAATGGCAGATTTAATTGCTGGAACCATAATTGAATCGGCAATGTATTCAGCCTCTCGCCTCATGTCACGGTTAGCCGCTTTTTCAAAACTGCCTAGAGAGTCCAATAATCGTCGAAACTCTAACTGGTCAAGGAACTCGCCGCCGCTGTAATCTGCCACGCCTAACTCCTTTTCATTGACTCGATCCTTAAATCTTGGATCGTTTCCAGTATTTCCCAGTCGAGTTGCTCGATCGGGATTGTAACTATTCCTGCGACGGCAAGATCGGCAATGGTTCGTCCGATGCTGCCGTTTGGGTGGGGTTTGTCTCGTCGATACCAACTAACTCAATCTCATCAAGCTCATCGGCCCAAGCGTCAAACTTTTCCTCAGTTTGTTTGGAGCGATTTAACACGCTCCATGCCATCACCATCAAGTCCTCAAATCCCATATTAACTTTGACGACTTCCTCACCATCTACGCGGCGGACCTCATAAAGGTCAGTCATTTTCGACTTAGTCATGCGTTCCCATTTCATAAGGTCCGCCGGTAGTGTAACGAGAGTTAACTCGCCATTTTTTTGGTGATTGATTTTTATTTGTATTTTCATTGGTCCTGATCCTTTTTACTATGCTCGGGAAACTGCGCCATCGACTACAACGAATGAGATCGATGTAGTAAGAGCGTCGGTTGCTGCGCCGCCGGATGTTGGGAATGTCGGGAAGACCTCTCCGGTAAATACGCTGCCGTTGGCATCGAAACTGAACCCGATGCCAGTATCACCGGCTGCGCCGGCTGCATCGAATAGAGCTTCACAAACCGAGGCTGGTGTGGTGCTGCCCCAGTCCTGGTATAGCTCAACGTCTAGGGTTGCGGTGTAATCGATTGTCTTGTACGCGCGACCTGCAAGAGTTTCCAATACTTGCTGATTTGGTACAACTGTCAAAGTCACTGATGCTGCGACGTCGTTATATACGTCACCATCAATGGTGAGCGAGAGGTCCCGCCCGGTTACATACTCTAATGCCATTTCGGCTCCTTATATAGTGACATCGATGGTGATGTCGGTTGTTAACAAGTCAGTTGGTCCGACTTGCACGATTTTTGGTTGCGTAAAGTCCCCGATACCAATGCCAGACGGTAGGTTCGATAATACCGTCTCGATCATGGTTTCAAGGTTAACTAACGCGGCTTGATTATCATTGGCGGCAACGCATAGGGTCACGTCAAAATTTCCACCTAAGCGTGGTGAGCTGCCAATTGACTTTATTTCAATGTATGGCGAACCCGGCACAAGTACCACGCAGGGTGTTGACATATTTTCAGCCGGGTAACTGTAAACAATGTAGCCGGTTGCCTCTAAGGCTGTTTTTATAGCCGTGCGAGCATCTGTGATGTCTGACATTATCCGACCATGCTACTAGGGTCACGATAGCCCGAAATGAGCCCTGCAACGCGTGAGACGAGACTACGACCCATTCGGTAAGGAATACCCGGGGCGAATGTTGCATCGTTAGCGATGCCCTGTGCGCTCTGGCGAGCGTTCCACAAGTCGACGGCAATCATTAACGCTGCCTCGCGGATTTGTGGAATATCGTCGTAATAAGTCTCTTGGCCCTCAAGGATGCAATTACCGTCTGGCTTGTTGACTCTGTAAGTTACGTCGGCATGGGTGATCGTTGCCTGAAATTGATTTGTGAAAACTCTTGTAATCGTGTGGGTTCCGTCAAACGGTACGCCGACTCGATCGATTGTTACTTGCTGTCCGACGCTGTACTCGTGAGCTGTACGCGTGTAAAACCTAGCCAAGTTATTTGTAATTTCAACGCCAATGATTGATGCGTTATGAAAGTTTAGGAATGACTTCAAGACCAACTCAGCGGACTCCATGACGCCCTCAAGGGTTTCGTCTGGGTAAATGTCGCCCACACCAAGGACTGCTTTGAAATCCTCAAGATCAATGAGTGACATTTTATTCCTTTCGAGTTGGGGTGTGATGGGGGCCGATCAGGACCAAACGGCCCCCATCACGCGGGGTCAACTAGC